TCAGGATAAGACAAGCTTTCATTTCGCCCGACAGTTCCGGGACCATGGCAAACTCTATGATGCCTTCGAGGTCGACCTCGAAAACCATGTGGCACTTGATGCAGCAGCAATCGACGAGGCGGCACTGGGTGCCAAGATCAAAAAGATGCTCGACCTCAAGGAAGAGATTTCCTGCACCGTGAAAGTGTTCGATCTGCCCGCCACTGACGCGCACCCCGCGTCCATCATGCTGATTGTCCGACATGGTGGACCGCTGTCGAGCGTCTACGATCACCGCCATGACGGTCGAAGGGGAACCATTTACTACCGCCCGCCGAATGAGGCCACTCTGATCTACACACCATTGTTGCGGCAGATCGAAGTCTGTGCGGACAGCCCGGTGGTGCGCCAAACGGTCAGCGACTCGTTTGCCGAAACCGCGCTCGGACACGACATTTCCCAAAAACCTTTAACTTGGAAGCGTTACAACCTCTCGCGGTTTCGGACTTCGCTTCTTCTCCAGCCGTCAGAGATTGACGGCTACGAATTCGAGTTTGCCCGCGTCGTGGAAGCCGAGATTCGGCTTGGAACATGGCGCCGCAAACTGCAGATCAAGGTCACGGTCGACGATAACATCGAGGAGGTGGCCGATCGGTATCTCGGTGCCAGAAACATCTTCCGACGTGCCGAAGCGTTCAGCCGTATTGCCATCGCGGTGGCCTACAACCGCATCGGCGACCCGAAGCAGCGGACACTCAATATAACCATTGCTGGCACGAAGAGTTGCAACCTGCAGAGCAAGACGGATCCGGAAGAGCGCAGCCTCGGCTTCGCGCTCCTAAAAGATTGGGGAATTCTGAGCGCATTTCGGCAGATCGCGCCTAATGACCTTCGAGCGATCTTTTCTCAGCTTGTTCAACTCCACGACCGTGTCGAAGACGAAGTCAGCGGAGGGTATTTGCTGGAACTCGGACTCGACGCAGGCCGCATGATTGAAGGCGGCCTGCTTGAACGCCGCGACCGACAAGATGTAGTGCTGATCGAGGATGACGACATCGAAGGTGAAGGCACCATCAAGCCGTCGGCGACGGAAGGCATGGTAAGTACCGTCGGCCCGTTCGGCGAAAATGTAGGCAAGCGCCCTGTCGCGGATGTCAAGATGTACGCGATTAACGCCCAATGGCTTCACGAAACGCTCATGCGCCTGATGAAACCGATCCTGAGCAAGCGGGCTGCACAGATCCTCGAACCAAACCTGACCCTCGTTGGTACGATGCAAGTCGACGGCACCGATGTGCCGGTTTATTTCGCGCGGCGCCTCACTGACCCAAAAACTGCGCAACGGTTGGATCTTTCCCTGCGGGCACGGAATTCGGGTGGGGTGGGCATCGTGCTTGCGGCAAGCCAAGACTTGCCCTTGCATCTCGGGGCAAACGTCGTGGTGCCGCTCCTGTCCCATCTCGCTTCCGCTGGCTCGGAGTTTTCTGTCTCCCCTGACGGAATCGAACTGGCTTGGCGGATGAACAACGCGCTCGCACGTGGCGGGATAGCACCCCAAGTGGTCCGGACCGGCCAGCATTCTGGAACGCTTTACATTCCCGGTCGTCAGCCGCTGCACCTTGCCGGGAACGATCAACTGACAATCTTCGAGCGCCTTGTAGCTGGGTTCGTGAACGGCAGTCCGGACGTCTATGTCGGCGACCTCATGCATGGCTTCTCGGCCAAGAGCCCCCAGCCGGCGTTCCGAAGCGAAATGTGGAAGGACATCGTCGGCGTCTACATCAGCAAGGGGGCAAAGCGCGGGTATTGGCGTCTGGTCACCACCACGCTTGCGCAGGAAAGCGTCCCGGAAAACGTCCCTGAATCCCTGGTGGAAGAGCCCGTCTAACAACGGTCTAACATACGCAGGGGGACGGTCTAACAAACCGCCGATTATTGGGAAGGCTCCGTATAGAGGAGCATTCCAATGCCGACTCCCTTCCCCTCGCGTCAACCAGCCCCACAGAGCTGGACCAGCGGCGCGAAACCCAAGCCCACCACCCTGAACCCGGAATGGCGCTGCACGCGCTGTGACAAGCTGCTCGGCGTTTGCCGGGACGGCCGTATGCACCTGCGCTTTGCGCGGGGACACGAGTATCTGGTGGGCTTCCCCGTCCAGGCCACTTGCCGCGGTTGCGGGACGTTGAATCAGGCGTCTGGCCCCGCTGGCTGACACGCCTCACGACCACCAACCCCCTGTAATCGCAGAGACGCACGACGTCCTGACCTGGCCACGAAAAGGCGCTGGACGCCTGGCCGCAAGGCAGGCGTCCAATGTCTATCGCGTGGTACGAGATCCGTGATCACCTCATGCATTCTTCTTCAACTCTCAGTTTTCAGCGCAACTTCGATACAATCCGGTTCAGCAGCGAACCGCTCGTGCATTTCGGTGACCCGGCTGCATTACTGGACGCGCTGCATGTCAGTGGCCGTGCGCCCGACGAGAAAAACCGATCGTTGGTCGCACTGGTCGGGGCCGCACAGTCCGGTGGCGAGGCCTCCGATTGTGCCCTGACGCTGATGCTGCTGGCTCTCTGGCCGGGGCTGGATGCGGTTCGGCGCAGATCGGTCTGGCGCAGGATCGACACCGGCGACGAGGTCACTTCCGAAATCCTTGCACGGGCTTCTGAGGCCATTCGGGGTCTGGATCTGCAGCGGGTCAACTGGATCGCGGCAACCATCCTGCGGAACATCGAGCGGGATCTGATCAGAACGCGTCAGCGCGAGAACAGGCACCAAAATCTGCGCAGCGATACCGATCCGGACGATATCGCGATTGATGGGGCAGGACTGCAGGGTGCCAGCCCCGGACTGCTCCACGGCGACCTCGTCCGCACCATCGGAACGGATGCCGCGCTGGTGATCCGCGTGGCCATCGACGGGTTCTCCCAAGCCGAGATTGCGACCGAACTGGGGCTGTCTGAGGCGGCGACGCGCAAACGCTATCAGCGGGCGACCCGCCGTCTGCGCGACGCCCTGCAAGAAATTCGCTGATCCGATGTCCCGATCCCTGCGGCGCGGTGGCTTTTCCCATTCAGACGCCACCGCGCGCCCAACTCAACCCGAAAGTCGACCAGCATGATCAGCAAAGCCGACCTCCTGTCCGCAGACCTCAAGCGCGTCCCCGGCCTCTACCGGCGCTGGGAGTTGCCGGAAATCCTGAAGAACCAGCGTGCCTACCGCATCGAGAATGCCGGTTCCCATCAGGATGGGACGCCTCTCGTTGCGGTGTACGCCGACGCCGACGCCGGCCAGCCGGACGATTTGCACAACACGTCAACCAAGGACGCCGAAGCAGCCTCGGTCCCTGCTGGGACGATTTCGTGGCGGCCTGAGTAGAGGGAAATGGAGGAGATCATGTTCATGGACACCACCCCTTTCACCACGGTCCGCGCCCGCCGACCGCTTACCGAAATCGAATTCTGCGCGTGGGTCGCGCAGGCCAGCCCAAGCGACCGGCTGGAATATCATCGCGGCTTTCTGGTCCTCGACATCTTTCCGATGCTGGCCCGCTTGTCGGACCTGCAAAGGGCGGAACTGGCAAGGCTCGGCTCCCGCGCCTTCTGGGCCGCCGAACTGGGCCTCGTGCATCTGGTGCAAGAGCGCATCGGCACCGACCGGTTCGCCTATATCGCCGTCGCCCGCCCCAAGCCCAAGGCCGCCGCCGTCTCGCTGTCGGCGCTTCTGCTGGCCGAACAGCAGGCCGCCTGATGCCCGCATTTCAATTCCTGAATGGAGCCGCCCACATGCCGTTTCCCTCCAATACCCTCACCGTCGACGATCTGCCGGGCCTCGGGCTGCAGGACATCGCCGTCTTGCCGATCGAATTGCTGGCGATCCTGCAGCGCGAAATCGACGAACGTTTGAAGTGCTGCAAGGCCTCCAAGGCCCGCCTCGATGGGGCGCTGGAGGTCCGTTTCGCCGCCCGCGCCGCCGAAGTGCGCAGTGCCACCGGCAAAGACACTGGCACGGTGCGCTTTGATGAGGGTGATTTCACCATCGTCGCCGATCTGCCGAAACGAGTGGATTGGGATCAGAACCGGCTTGCCGCCATGGTCGAGCGTATCCGCGCGGCTGGTGACGACCCCGCCGAATATGTCGAGATCAGCTTCAAAGTGCCAGAGCGCAACTATGTCGCCTGGCCTGACGCCATCCGTCAGGGTTTCGAGCCCGCGCGCACGGTGCGGACCGGCAGCCTGAAGGTCGAGATTCTCCCGCAAGGGAGTGCGCAATGACAGCGCTCGCAGTTGTCGTCGCCGAGGCGCAGAATCTTCCGGCCCTGATCGACCGCGCTGCCAGGATGCTGGCCGGGGCAAGGACGGCCGCCGAGGTGCTGGAAGCGCGCGACGTTGCGTCCCTGGCCTATGATGCCGCAAAGCGTGCGTCTCGCTTCCAGCGCGCAAAGGCCGCGCATGACGACCTGATTGCAGCGACGCATCGGGCTCAGGCCGATGCACTCGAAATCGAGGCACTCGCGAAGCGGCGACTTGCCGATGAATACGACGCGGCACAGGCTCGCGGTGAGGTTGCGGGCCATGGGGGTGGACGGAATTTCAAGGTTGACGATTCCAACCTTGAAATCGCGGAAAACGATGTGGGTGTTTCTAAGGAAAATACCCTGTCCATCACATTGGCCGAACTCGGCCTGCGCCGTGACCAGATCCATGAGGCACGCCAACTTCGCGACGCCGAGGTTGCTGACCCCGGCATCGTTCGCCGCACACTTGATGAGCGGTTGGCCCGCGGCGAGGAACCCACACGGTCTGCGGTGCGCCGCGCGGCAGACAAGCGGTTGCAGCGGTCGATCGACCGGCTGCGGCGCACACAGGAAAGTGTCCTGCGGCTTGAGGAAACGAAAGCACCCGTTCTCACGCCAGCGGAGCGCGCCCGCCAGGTCGCGGTATTCGGCACGCCGGAAGACCGCGCCATCCACGAGCGCATCGTGGAAATCGTCGAACGGATCGACGAGCAGCCGGCCCCTGCGGAGGCGGTCCGTCGAATTCCGTCGGCCTCGCGTCACGCCATCGACCTCGCGCCAATCCGGCGTGCGGCGGCCTGGCTGACCGACTTCTCCACCCTTTACGAACAGGAGGTCCAGAATGGGACAAATGCGTTTGAATGATGTTGTCGCCGAGATCATCGGCGAAGTGATTTCCGGTCGAGCGATCAACAAGCGACAGGCTGCTGTCGATCGCTGGGACGAAATCGATGCGGACGGCCAGTATCTCGCGGGCATCGACGGTGTCGTAAGCCGGATCGATCACCGCGCACGGACCCTCAAACTCAAGGCCGAAAAATCAGCCGAAACCCAGCAGGTGGAATTGCCGTTCCAGCTCCCGGCTGCTGTGGCCATGGATCTCGAAGGCACGACGCTGATTGCCACGCGCAACCTGTCGCGTGCCGCGTTCGAACGCGCCATCGACATCCGCCGCATCCAGATCGCCCATGACAGCGCCGCACTTCGCGAATGGCGCAATGCGCTGCGTCAGGCAGACCGGTTCTGGGCCGATCATCCGGAATGGTGCTTCGGGCAATGCCTCGACGCCATCCTCGCCGCGACGCCGGGATCGGTGGACTTGCCGGAGTTGGCAGCATGACCGGCGCGCTTCCCATCATCACCGCCGACCAGCGGCTGGCCGAACCGCGCGGCATCAAGGGCTGCATTTTCGGGGGCAGCGGCATCGGCAAAACCAGCCTGCTGTGGTCGCTGAATGCCACCACGACCCTGTTCATGGATCTCGAGGCGGGCGATCTCGCCATCGAGGGCTGGAAGGGCGACACGATCCGGCCGCGTACCTGGATGGATTGCCGCGATTTCGCGGTGTTCATCGGGGGCCCGAACCCCAGCTTGCGCGACGATCAGGCCTACAGCCCGGCGCACCATGCCGCCGTTTGCCAGAAGTTCGGCGATCCCGCCGTGCTGGAACGCTACGAGACGCTGTTCGTCGACTCGATCACCGTCGCCGGACGGCTGTGCTTTCAGTGGTGCAAGGGCCAGCCTGAGGCGTTTTCGGAAAAAACCGGCAAGCCGGATATCCGGGGGGCTTACGGGTTGCATGGCCGCGAAATGATCGCCTGGCTCACGCATCTGCAGCACACGCGCCGCAAGAACATCTGGTTCGTCGGGATCCTCGACGAGAAGCTGGATGACTTCAATCGCAAGGTGTTCTCGCCCCAGATCGATGGCGCCAAAACCGGGCTGGAGCTGCCGGGGATCGTCGATCAGATCATCACCATGGCGGAGATTGCCAGTGCCGACGGCCAGGCCGGGCGCGCCTTTGTCTGTCAAACGCTGAACCCGTTCGGCTTTCCGGCCAAGGATCGTTCCGGGCGGCTCGACATGATCGAGGTACCGCATCTGGGCCAGTTGATGGCCAAGATCCACGGCCCGGTGCGCCCCGCGGCAACTCGACTGACCTATGCGGCCGCAGTGCAGGACCCGCCTGCAGAGGCTGCCGCAACCCCCACCCACGTCAACTGAAAGGAATATTCCGATG